GAACAATCCGGGAAGACCGCCAATGACATCTTCTTTGTTTTTCTCACGAACCTTATCATATACTGTGATCTCGTCTAGAGGTTTACTCTCTAGAGAGAGTTCAGATATGCACTCATATAAAACCCTACAAGGGGTGTTCCAAAAATCTTCAGCAATAAGAATAGGTGATATCCTATCAAATGTGTCTTGCCCTTGTTCCAAGAGACAAGAAGCTATTACCGCACGCTCTGATTCTATGGCGTGAGGCTGTGGGGTGTCCTTATTTTCCATTAATTACTTTGGGGTTCTAGGGTCTTTAATTAGCCCAGCTAAAACGGCTCTAGCTACATCCAGCCTAGCATTCTTGTAAAAATCTCTACGATCTTGCTTTGCTTCTAATGTGCTAAACCGCACCCTAATTGCTTTTTTATATTTATCTATATAATCCATTGGTGAAAAAATAGCCCCCCATCTCTGAGGGGCTAAGTACTTAGAACGGCATTACGTCTTCAACTTGCGGCTTCGGCTCTTCCTTCTTTTCTTGGAAGTCCGATATTTTTCCGCTAATGAAGTTGATCCCAGTTTTGGACTGCTTCTTCCAACCCGCTAGGCGTTTTTCAACCCCATCGATGTTGATTTTTCCAGTTACATCTGGCTGACCTTCGTTTTGTTTGTTCTTGTTCGGAAACAGAGCAAACGAGTTTGTATCATCGTATTCTGGCATAGTTACTTATCTTGTTATTATATGATGTCATCGGACGGAATTGCCCTCTGAGTTACTTTGTTAGTCTTGCCGTGCGTATTAGTAGCATCTGGATCTAACGAAGAGTCTGAAATACAAAAGAGATTACCAAGCGATCTTTTTAAACTATAAGATGCAGCAGAGCCAGTTATTTGAGCATCATCCATACCTTTCTTGACCTCCGCTTCTCTGGCGTAACCAGTTGTATAAACGCTATCACCTAGAGTTCCGTCCGTATCTATTAAGGTAGACGTTGTCTGCACATATACTCTACCGCCAATCTCTACCATTGTGTCTTGGTTTACAAGAATGCATTCGTACTCCGATAACAAAGGTTTTACGGCAGATAGTATGTCTTCTGCGGATCGGTAGCTATAGCCACCGAATTTATTTATTTGCCCTTTAGGGGCTTTCAAAGAGGACTGTATCCTCTGTAGTTTTTGACGCACAGTTAGCTTGTGCAGTTCTGTCTTTTTTTTGTCCATAATTATTTATATTTTGTTTTTACTAATTTAGTACGATATAGTAATGACCTCTCATCCGAGGTTTGGCAAGAATTAATTTGCTTCTTTGTGCATTTTATATCAACGAGCATTTCTATTTGTTTCTCTTTACTATATCTGCTGAACCTAGACATTAATTGTTTAGCTCCCCTGGGGTGCAAATAATTTAGATCTCCCTTGTCCAGATACTTGCAAACATTCTTCAAAGCTTGATTTAGATTAACAGTTGAGCAAGACCCGAATCTCTTCCAAGAGTTCTCTATCTTTCCTAACCAAGAGTTGGACTGCCTATTGAGCACTCCACGCACCATACCAGTATTGTGATTGTGATCTAGTACTGGGTCTTCTAAGCTGCACTCAAAGATAGGGCATTTGTCTGGGGTATTGTTCTCCCTAAATTTAGCTATCTTGGTATAGGGAATATATTTCATAGCATTCCCTTGCTTTCAAGTAGTGATTTCCATCTTCCGAATGTGCAAGGATGTATTCCCATTTCTTCGCAACCATCTCTTATCGTTTTGCCACTATGCTTTATATCCATAATAGCCTTTATAATAAAAAGCTTTTGTTTGATATCGATTCTTCTACCCCTACCCGGTTTTTGGGTAGGCATATAGTCTTTTTCTCCAGTACCTACTAGGACTCTCTCGTTCTCAAGAAACTCGCGCTCTATGCGTTGTGAAGCCCAAGTGATGAAATCACTAATTGGGTTGCCATTAAGTGAACCTTGTACTCGCAAATCTATGTCTTTCATTTTGTTCTTTCTATTGATATTAGTTTAGCAAATCCACCCTTCTTCATAACACAGTATCCATCCTTTGGTTTATTTTTAAAGATATAAGACATAGCTTGCCTTTCATCTTTTGCCCACTTGGAGTACACTTGGATATTGTTAGAGGGTATATCTGTTCGGTTAATTGTAATTTTATATTCATTCATATATTCGTCTGAATAAAGTAACGAAAGCTTTGGTAGCTACTTGCGGCACTACTCCGTTCCCCAAGAGCCTAAGTCTGTCGACCCTATGGGTATTCCCATTAGTTGTTCCACCCAGTCTGGGTTCAGCTTGGGTGACCCTTGGGGCTTCCCACTCATACTGTGGCTCGTTTGGTCTTGCTGGGAATAAATTAACCGAGGAAGACTCACATCCCCTATTTTGCTTGGAGCGCAACCCGGAGTGTCCTTCCAATCCCTTGCTCTCGGTGTTGGAAATGTCTCCACCGCATCCCTCAACTTCGCCCCAAAGGTCTGGTTGCTCTTGTGCCTCTTGCTCTTGAACACTCCTTCCTCTATCACCGTCTCTATCCGACCGCCCTCCGCATCCGACGTTCTCGGTGTCGGAAAGTTTATGGCTTCCTCGGCTCTGATCGCATCTGCGGCTCTCCTCACCTTCAGATATAGTTTCATCGAGTCCTTGTATGCTTGCACCGACACTTCGTCCACCTGCTCCCTCAAGTTCGATGGATCTGTTCTGCCCTTGCGACTCGTCGTAGCTTGCCTCATTGCAGCCTCGTAACTCCTCGGTGGGAGCGTGTCCATTGTGTTTGGAGTAGCCCAAGATAAAGACCCTTTTTCTCTGGTGTGGTGCGCCAACTTCACTCGCTGAGAAAACTCCAGCCTCTGCGATGTAACCCAATCCTTCCAATTCTCGGAGGACATATTGGAGAACCGATTCTCCCTCGGATGTTTTTGCTGAGATAATTCCTTCAACATTTTCGAGGAAAACAATTCTAGGTTGGCACTCTCTGATTCCTTTTGCGATGTAAGGGAAGAGGTGTCTAGGGTCTTCAGTTCCTTTACGCACTCCAGCATTTGAGAATGGCTGGCAAGGGAATCCCCCAGACAAGATAGATACCTTTCCACGAAATTTTCTGTATGGGAAGGTTTTAAGATCAGAGTAGATAGGTGCTTTATCCAAGACACCCTTTTCCATCTCTTTGACCAAGTTGGCGATGCAGTAGGTTTCGACCTCCACAAAAGCGAGTTCTCTGAGAGTTGGGAAAACTGCTCGCAGTCCACGCCCAATTCCTTCGTATCCGCTACATAGCGAGAGGTGTGTAATTTCTTTGGTATTATCCACATTATGTCCTTTATTTTATTGTTATTGTTTAGTGTTAAAAATTGTTGCGTCCTTGTTATATAAATATCCAACCATCTTGCTTACCGCATCTTTATTCTTGAAATCAGTATGCCAAGGCATCTCTCTTTTTTCAAAACCAAAATCGTAATCATCTCTAATCAATTTTGATACATTCCAGATGTAAAGTACAAACTCAAATTCATTTATATAAATAAGATCTTTCTTTACTGATTCAGCTATACCAATGTTGGTATCCACTTTTAGTTTCTCTATGATCCAGGGGTTATATGCCTTTCTTCTGGATTTAATCTCAAAGAGGTAGTTGTCATTCTCGTAATCAAAATGACTAAACTGATCTTTGGCTGCAGTCAGCTTTGTGATATTTGGGAAGGCAACCATTAGTTGCTCTGCTACTTCGCTCTCAGTCATTTGCCTTTGGGCATCCAGTCCATCCAGTATAGCTTAGATAGGTATCTAAACCTTGTTACGCCTTTCTTGGCTTGTGCCTTAGTCCAGTTCTTGTGGTAGTGCTTCTTGGATTCCACACAGATGCAGACGCTCGTAATACCGGGATCGTAATCTAACCCCATTGTATCCTTTAGAAACCTAGCCTCTATAGCCAACTGGGTGCAGTCCTTTTCTTCATAAAACTTACCGCCAGTTCCCTTGGTATCCCTACACTTGTAGTCAAACAAATGATACTTGCCATCCACCTTTGCTATTAAATCAACAGACCCAGCGGATTTGAATTTATTACAGAACAAAACCTTTTCCGTAGCTATTGGCTCTATGTCGTGATCAGACATAAAATTAATAAAGGGTAAAGCCCAACTGTCCCAAACTGTAACAGATTCCATATCTATGTTGCCAGTTCTCATTATGGATTCTATTTGATCTTCTAACCTAGCGTGTACAGAAGTTCCAAACTCCGAGCTACTAATTGGCTTGCCATCTATTGGGCTGGTTCTGAATCCATATTTCATATCCATAAGATCTTTGCTACTGGCATATGGATGCAGCCTAGCTAGTTCTACCAGCTTTCTGGGTGTCCATATATTATCTAAGAAGTCGCTCTTTTTGCTCGATAATATAGTTGTTACCGAGGGTAACGCACCAATCTTCTTAGCTTGGCTAGGCGTCTTAGCTTTTGTAAGAAATGGATCTTCTGAGCAATCGTAGAAGTGGCTCATAGAAGTCCTTTCAAGTTCTTCTTCTCCTCTTGCAATGCCTTCCTCTGTTCTTGCATACGATCAATCTTATGAGACAATATTCTGGATTCAGTTCTTATCATCTCAATCCTAGTTTGTATTCTCTCTTCTTGGGCTTCTTGTATTTGTTCTTTATTCATTTATATATATGGTGTTATAGTTATAATGTTTCTGTCTGGTATTGGTTTACCATTTTTTGTAGAGGCTTTTACCATTTTTTGTAGACGCTCTTTCCAGTATTCTGAATGCTTTACTTGCCCATATAGCCTTGGGCTTAATGTAAACCACTTGGTCTTATCGTACCTTCTCTTATTGAAATTTGATTCAATCAAAGCTCCTTGGTTTATCAAAGAGTTGAGAAGTCTAGATATCTGCCTATCATTAAAAAAGGGGAAGTAAGACACCCAACTCCTTGCGGAATTAAATGTCCAATACTTCCCCTCCTTCTTATTGCGATTATTTTTTTCGTTTAGCAAAACAAAGTAGATAATGGTGTGCAATACAATGGATTCCTTTAAACCATAAGTTTTGGCGTGCTGACTAAGGAATGTGTATCTTTGCTCCATCGGTAGTAATCTGCCATCTTGTTCATCTCTCTGTCAAACCTTTCTCTGCCCATTGTTTCCAATGGTTGCAGATCCTCGGTTTCAAAGCCGTTTGAATGCTCTATTGCCATACATAATGTACAAGGCAATCCATCTGCAGCAAAGAGATCATATAGCTTCTCAGCTTCCTCTCTCTTGTTAAATGCGTGTGAATACTGGGAAAAAGTTCCTCTTGGTTGACAAGTAACTACCCACATACTAACGCCCCTCATAATAGCTTATATACTTGGAGTTAGCCAAGGCTCTGACTCTAATAGCCATCTCTCGGTCTTTCTCCTCTTGTAAGAGTTGCTTGTTAGCCTCTCTATGCATTCGGTCTTGTTCTTCTTCAAAAAGACCTCTCTTATCCTCTTCGGATAGCCAGTTTATTTTGTCCATTTTTTCTCCTTTGGTTATTGTTAATAGTCTCTGTGGTGTAGAGATTCGTCTATACATTCGGACAATGCCAGTATCTTGCAAGCAAAATTTAATTTGCCTTCTTTGAGGTATTTGTCTCTTACTTCGTTAAAATAAGATTTTGGAATATGATCTTCTAGCATAAACGCTTTTCTTAACATCTTCACTCTCTTAACCATTTCTTTGCTCTCATAGGCAAAGTCTTTGATTATTTCATCCGCTTCTTTGATTGATACAAATTCATCGGATACCGGGTTGTTCTTCTTTCTTTTTAGTATTTGCATTTAGGCATCCAACCGGGTAAGCAGGCAGCCGTCAATGTTTTTTTACTATATGCAGGAGATTCTCTCTCTCTTACTGCCATATATAGTGTTCCCCCTCTTAAGCACACCGGGGTAAAAACAAAAAAAGGGTGACCCCTTTATAGGTGTAAATCATCCAGTTCACCGGGTAAGCGTCCAGTTTCAATCCACTTCTGAGTTTGAGCTAGGCACATTGAGTTCCAGATTACCGCTCCAAGGTGATCTTCCTCTCGGCAGCCGTCGATATATGCCCAGAGATGTCGGTTGATACTGTCTACATATCTGGACAATGGAATGCCCTTGCGCCAGTTGTCTCTACCATACTTGTTCGCACCATCTTCAAAGCGCCTAGAAGCCATTCTAAGGGCTTCTGTGGGCAGTAGCGAAGGCATACCCTTTCCTTGCATTGCGTCTCTTACTGCCCCAGTTGAAAACTCCGACCTCGCCCCACTATCTGGTAGTTCATTTTTTTGTTCATCCATAAAAAAAGGGTGACCCTTTCGGATCACCCCTCGTTGTAAATCTATCTTGCGATTATGTCAATAGACCAAGCTCGTTCATAATTTCGTCAATGTGCATCGCGTCCTTGCCGTGGCACTCGCTCTCTGTCACTTCGTCATTTAGGTGATCTGCAATCTCTTGCCAGTTTACATCTGCAAGAAAAGCGTTTGCCCATCCGCCAATATAAGCCATAGGTTCTCTCCCACAAGTCATATCCTCAAGATATGTTTCCACATATTCCTTGCAGTCCTCTTTGGTAGCCTTCTCTACATTGGGGTTTAAGTCCTCTGCCGTGTAGCCGTCGAACATTTCGAGAGCTATACGCCAAGTTGCGTAGTTAGTCCATCCATTGTGTTTTTTTGTGTCCATTTTTTGTCCTTTCTTTTGGGTTATTTAGTTATACATTGAGCTTCGATATAATCTATATCTAGTTCGCAATGCTCCAGTAGTTCAACTGGACTTAGTTCTCGCACCTTTTCGTCTGCCGCATCTTCTGATTCCGCATCTATTAAAAAGGTATTGTGAATTGTTATTGTTACCTCGTACTCTATCATATTTTTATAGTGTAAAGTTTGGCAAGTAGGGGTCAACCTCTAATGTGTCCACGCCTTGGTAGGAGTTCGTAAACTGTACGCCCTCTGGTGTGTAGTCATCTAGGAAATATACCCAAGCAGTTGTCTTGCTCCAGTCATCTAGATCAACCATTACCTTCTCTCTTTTGTACCAGTTAGGGTGACCCTCCAGCTGATCCACACGAGCCAGAAGTTGGTCATCTACATCGTAGACCTCAACCTCCACAAACTCACCGACGCCCTTGTCATTGTAGAGATAAGGCAAGCCTTTAATCTCCAAAGGATATCTGTCCGACAGATTGCCAGAGCCAACAAACTTGGCATTGCCAAGGATGTGGTTGTTGTTGTATCCGCTTTTAAGCGTACCATATACTGCGATTCTAGTCATTTGATTGTCTTTCTTATAGCTCATATCTCTTGAGTTGTAAACCCAATTTTTTGGGCTATATGGCGGATGTGTGATGGGTTGGTAGAAACAATTAGCTTTACTGTAGTAGACTCCAGACCTCTCGTGCCACTTGCCGATTCTCTGCACCTCTAGACTCTTGGTGTCCACAATACAAAACCTTGTCTCTGTTAGTTCCAAGAATGGCTTCCAGTCCAACTTGCGTAGCTTTGGAAGCACCTTGTCTGCAATGTATGATACATCACTCTGATCTGCATTTCCAAAGCCGTCTACCGTCCCATTACTGTATAGTATAGTTCTGGCATTAACATTAAATGGATGCACGTTGCTAAGATTGATCTTTCCAACCGTCGCATATCTAAAATGCGCAACCAATGGTCTGTCGGTATCTAGCATCTTATCAATGCCCTTGTAGGATAGCTTACGCTTGGTCTGTCCATTGTCCAGATAAGTGACCCCAAAACCGTGTGGGTTGATTTCCTTGGCTCGCTGCATCACATCTAATGGGATACGCTTCTTATATGGCTTGTGTATAATTAAACACATTGTTTGTCCTTTCTTTGGTGTTATTGATTGGCACGATTTGCCAGTCATTTGTGCATTATACCACATCCAGATGATAGGATGCAATAGGTTATTTCATATTATTTTCATACATAAAGGGTCACCCCTTTTGTGGTACAGATACATAAATTC